CAGAACCATTCTCTAATATCTGTAGATTTAAACTCTAACTCAGAGATAACTAATCCAGATGTAGATGAACTAAACATATTAGATGCTACTGACGTTAGCTCTTCTACTACACTTACAATGGCTACTGTTGGTCAGGCTCATGGCTTATTAGCAGATGATGTTGAAACAGACTCAGAAGTATCAGTACCAGTAGCAAGACAGACACACGTAGTTGATGCAGTAGACATAGAGACAGACTCTGAAATAGTAACTCCTGTAATTACACAGTTACATCCGTTTACTAATGTACCTAACAATGCTTTAACTGTAGGTGAAGTAACAACTCCTTCATTCGCTCAGTTAGAAACACTTAACGCTGTAAGCTTAGAGTCAGACTCAGAAGTAACTATACCAGACGTTAATGAGTCACATGCACTCTTTAGTACTAGTATAGAATCAGATACAAGCACTACATCACCTGACGTTGATCAAGATCACGAGTTTGATGCTATAGACCCTGAGGCTACTAGTGAAACTGGTACTACTGCAGTAACTCAGTTACACGTTATAACAACTAATGACACTGAATCAGATGTAGAAGTTAACGTACCGTTATTCTCTGCAATTATAAACTTCTTATCAAACAGTGTTTCAACTACTACTGAAACCTCTAGTCCTTTACTAGAAGAATCTAATGTATTCCAAGCAGTACCCCTAGAGGCAACTACTGAAATAACTAACCCTGATGTAGACGAACTTAACATCTTTGATGCTAGTGATGCTTCATCACCTACTACTCTAACCATACCAAATGTAGGTCAGTCTCATACTAATGATGCAGTAGATACAGAAACAACTAGTGAAACATCAACACCTGCTCAAGTAACTAATGTAGTATTCTTAGCAGACTACATAGAGACAACTAGTGAAGTAACAACTAACAGTATATCAGAACTTAATATCTTTGGTGCTACACCAGTCCAAACTAATACTTCTGAAGTAACTAACCCAGATGTAGACGAGTTAAACATACTAGACGCTACAGACGTAGCATCTGCAACTACACTAACACTGCCTCTAATAAGTCAGAGTAACGTACTACTAGCTAACAGTACAGAAACACCTGGTGAAACTAGTCAACCAAGTGTATCACAGTCACAAGTGATGGATGCTACAGACGTAGAGACGACTACTCTAACTGAAACAGTTTCTGCTGTAATCCGCGTTAACTTCCTGTCAGTAGCGACTGATAATACTTCAGAAACATCAGCACCTGTAATAGCACAACACCAAGTAATACTAAATGTAAGTACAGAAAGTACATCAGAAGTAACAGAAAACACATTAGCACAGTTGTCAGTCTTAAATGCAACAGACGTAGAGACTCAATACCTACTAACACCAAGACCTGTTTTAACAGACTTGAAACCTATTGAACAAGATACAACTAGAACATTGTTAGTACCTTCTGAATCAAGAATAACAATAGTAGGGAGAGCCGCGTAATGAAATGGCCTATCAAAGACCCAAGTGAAATACTAGATTACTCAATAGATTGGTCAAGATTCTTAGAAGGGTCAGTAATACAGTCAGTACAATGGTATATAAGAGATGCAGATGGAGTTAAGACAGCGGTAGGTGAATCTCAAACTGTGCACGGTTTAACTCTCTTCTCTAAAGTAAGCACAAATACAGTAGCTACAGCTCGTTTTGGTGCAGGAACAAACAACGTAAAGTACAGAGTTACATGTGCTATAACATACGATACTCATTTAGTAGCTGAAAGAGTTGTCCAACTTCCAGTAAAGGATAGATAATATGTCTTACAACTACTTAGACTTAGTTAATGATTTAAACCGTAGAGTAAATGAAACAGAATTAGATAGTTCTAACTTTGCAGGTGCTACTGGTTATTATAACACAGCTAAAGATGCTATCAACTCTTCTATTAGATTATTAAACCAAGAGACATTCCAATGGCCTTTCAACTTTATTGAGCATGAAGAAGACCTAACTCCAGGTACAATGCGTTACGATATGCCTTACAACTGTAAGACTATGGACTTCAATACATTCCGTATTAAGCGTGATGATACCTTAGGTAACGCTACTTCAATGTTAAAGAAGATGGATTACGAAGAGTACTTAGCTAAGCATGTGGATGATGAGTATAACGATAGCCCTACTATTAGAACTCTACCTACACACGTAATCAAAGCTCCAGGAAATCAATATATAGTTTATCCTTCTCCTGATAAAGAGTATGAGATTCTATTTGAAATGTATACTTTACCAGTAGACCTTATTCTACACTCAGACGTACCTTCTGTTCCAGAAGCTTATAGACATATTATTGTTGACGGTGCTATGTACTACGTCCAGATATTCCGTAATGATAACCAATCAGCTCAGATGTCTTTAGGTAAGTTTAATGAAGGCGTTAAGAACATGAGAAGTATCTGGATTAATAGATTTGAATATGTATATGATAATAGGGTACATTACTAATGGCTACAGGTTGGGAATCATTTCCACTAGAGCTTAAAGGTGGATTAATAAGTAACATGTCTAGACTGCAACAAGGGGTTAAAGCTCCTGGTTCAGCTCGTAAGCTAGTTAACTTTGAAACATCTGTTAAAGGTGGGTATCGTCGTATTGATGGCTTCGCTAAGTATGACGGAAACACTATACCTATGTATGGCTCTCCAGTCGTCCAAGGAAGCTCACAGACAGGCAGTAGCCTTACTATTGCAAATATGTTCATGGATGTACCTGATGGCTCTACATTCGAAGTAAATGGACTAGGTGAAACTTACACAGTATCATCAAGTGTCTGGAGTGAAACTAATAAAGAAACTGTTTTAACTATATCTCCTGCACTATCTAGTAGCCCTGCAGACAAAGCATCAGTTGAGTTTACTAATGCAGTAGGTAAAGCAGAAGGTTTATTCTGGTTTGTTGATACAGATACTAGCTCTAATGTAGCAGTAGTTCTAAGAGATGGTAGCTTATATACTACATCAGGTTCTGGTTACACTAATATAAGTGCACCTGGATATGGTACTGTAAAGGTTAAGCACTCAGGTCATACTGGTTCTACAATGGACATAGATGGTATTACTAATGACAATGATGGCCCAAGACTAGGTGATACATTCACTATTGCAGGTGTTGAGAAAGTATATACAGTACTAGCAACTCCTTCAGTTTCATCAGGACATTGTGTAGTATCTATCTACCCTGCCCTAGCTAGTGCTCCTGCTGATAACGCTAATATAACATTCTTAGGCCGTCCTCAGACAGGTGGTTCTAAGGCTAGATTCCAGAACTTTAACTTTGATGGTACAGAACGTCTTGTAATGGTTGATGGCGTTAACTATCCTATTACTTGGAATACTAACGAACCTGTTAAAGTAATAGACGGTAACGTAGACATCTTAGGTTCAGAAGTTGTAGCTCAGTTCCATGATCATCTATTCTTTGCTAAAGGTTCTTTACTAAGCTTTACAGCTCCATTTGCACAGAATGATTTTAACACAGGCAATGGTGCAGGTAGTGTAAGACTTCCTGCTCGTATTACAGGTTTAGTAACATTCCGTGATAAACTAATCATCTTTACTAACTCAAGCATACATCAGTTAACAGGTACTAGTGCAGCTACATTTCAGTTACAAGAGATATCAGAAGATATAGGTTGTTCAGAACCAGATACTATCCAAGAAGTTGGTGGTGACATTATCTTCATGGGGCCAGATGGTTTAAGATTCTTAGGTGCTACTACACGTATTGGTGACTTTAACTTATCACTAGCTTCTCGTAACATCCAAGACCAAGTAACTCAATTCCGTACAGACTATACAGATATTGTATCTATTACGATACGTGGTAAATCACAGTACCGTGTAATGGGTTTTGTAGCAGGTTCTACTGAAGAGAATGCTGAGGGATTCATAGGTACACAGTTTGCTGACCAAGACGCTAACAGCTTTGCATGGTCTCAGACTAAAGGTATAAAAGCTTACAGAGCTACATCAGCTAACACAGGTCAAGCAGACATATCATTATTTGTTGGTGAGACAGGTTATATATATAGACTAGAACGAGGTAACACATTTGATGGTTCAGTTATAAAGTCTTCTTTCTTTACACCTTTCATGGCTATTAATGACCCTCGTATGCGTAAGACAATGTATAAAGCTACATCATTCTATGACCCAGAAGGTTCTGTTGATGGTACTTTAATATTTAAGTATGACTTCCAGAGACCTGGTGTTATACAACCTTCGACTGCTGCTTTAACAGGTGGTGGTTCATTCTCCATATTTGGTTCTGCTGTACTTGGTTCAGCTAACTACGGAGGAAACCCTGAGACAGTTATAGAGACTAACACAACTGGCTCATTCTTTACAGTCTCACTACAGTACGAATTTAATTCAATAAACCCACCTTTTATAGTAGATACAGTTCTACTTGAATACTCAAACAACGATAGGAAATAGACATGGGAACAGGTTATACACGTAACGATGCGTCTAACAACATAGCAAACGGTAACGTAATTGACGCTGCCGATTTGGATGGTGAGTTTGATGCTATAGAAAGTGCATTTGGAACAGGTGGCCACAGCCACGATGGTACATCTGCAGAAGGTGGAGCGATTACAAATCTCGGCCCATCACAAGAATTTAGAGGAGATGGTAGTTCTCTTTATCCTAAAGCTGACGCTACTTATGACTTAGGTAAGTCAACTGCTTCATTTAATGTAGCATACGTTGAGTCACTTAACTTAGGTGGTACAGGTCTTACTGCTAGTGCAACTGAGATCAACTACACAGACGGTGTTACTTCTGCAATACAAACACAGTTAGATGGTAAACAAGCAGCAGATGCTAACATTGTATCAGATGCTAACTATGTAGCAACAGACCAGAACTTCACTGACGCAGATCATGCTAAACTAAATGGTATAGCTACAAGTGCTACTAACACTGCAGCTCCTGCTATTTCTAGTAATGGTTCAACACCTTCTTTAGCTTCTGGTATAACAGCCGCAGAAGTCAGGTCTTTGATTGGTGCAGGTACAAGTTCATCTGACAATGCTACTCACACAGGTGAAGTAACAGGTTCTGGTGCTTTAACTGTAGCTTCTAATGTTATTGATGCAGACAATTTAAAGGTTACTGGTAATGGCACAACGTCCCAGTTCCTACGTTCTGATGGTGATGGTACATTTACATGGGCTACTCCTTCAGATACCAATACAGTATATACTCACCCAACACACCCAGGTGATGATTTCAGTATTGACACAGGTGTAATGTCAGGTGCAACAGTTATATCTGATTTAGATATTAACATAACAACAGACACTAACGGTCACGTTACTGATGCAAACGCAGCAGTATCTACTCGTAATATTACTTTAGCTAACTTAGGTTATAC